GCCATCGACTTCAGAATCGGCAGAACCGCGACAGCAACCAATAGTCCAACAATAGCATACCACGTAACTGTCTTAATCTGAAAGCGCTTCATTCTATCTCTATGTTTTATCAAAAATAAGGCGCACCCACTCCATCAGGCAGAATATCCACCGGCCGTTTCTCATATAAACGCGCAGGCTCTGTCTTTGCGCAAAAACCATTAATACACTTTTGTCCTCCAGCGCAGGGTGCCTGGTCAACTCCGCACCGAGTCGCACCCGTAAACCCTTCATCACCCGGACGTATCATTGTGATAATGAAGCCCAAGACAAAAATGAGAAGTAAGGCGTATCCAATATCCCGAAGATTTTCAGGGGACGAGACTGAAAGAGCCATTTAGTTAGGGTTCTGATATTTGCGCACCTGAATCATGGGGCCTTTCAGACGTTTAGCCGCTGTCGCATCATATTCATTCCCTCCTCCTTCATCATGATCCTTCGTATTAGCAGCAGCGTGGTTCCAGAACTCCTGTGCGCCGATTCGGAACTCTCCGTGCATCTCCGCCTTGTACCAAAATACTGTATCTTCAAGTTTGTTAGACTGTGAATTATTGTTCATCACAATACACTCATAGTTCTGGGTGCACTGATCCATGACCTGACAGAAGAATTCAAAGCTCGGGAAGGCGCTTCCGAAGTTCTCAAAGATACGCTTCCTATTTGTCACATACGGCTCGCGCAGGATAAAACAGTAGTCAACGTTGGTTCTCAACATCGGCGGAATGCCGAGTGGATACTGCATAGTAATCAAAAAGAACACCTTTAGCCAACGGCCGTTCAAGAAGAGATAGCGGATATTTCGGTCGTGAAGCCAGCTGTCGTCGTATAAGCAGTCGTCCATGATCAAGAAAGATCTCGGGTCTGTCCGACTCTGGCCAGTCTGATCGAGCTCCTTTTGAATCTTGGCCATGATCATCTTCTGGCGTTTGCAAAAATTGGCAATGATCACCGGGGTGTAGTCGCCATGAATGAAGAGCGGGGGAATGAGTTTCTTGTAAAACTGATTTGACTCCTCCGTGCCGCTAATCACCGTTCCGAGAGGCATCTCTTGGTGATGGAAGAGGAGGTCACGCACCAAAGTCGATTTGCCTGTGCGACGACGCCCGATGAAAACACAAACAGCATCTTGGGGAATCATCTTCATGTCAAATTTGCGAATACCCACATTCAGAGCCGCTGCGTTATCACTCATCTGAGGGGCACATGGGAAAAAAGGAGTCATCCTACGCCGCTATGCGGCCTATCTCCCCATCCTAAACCCGCACAGGGAGACCAGATGGATTCGTGCCTTGTTCAGAAGGTTCCGGTCACCCTCCCGCCCTGGATACCTCGCCCTGTTCCCAAAGCAAAGGGATATACAGACATCACTTCTCTTACACCGATCCTGGACACGTTTTTGGGGTCAATGCCCCTCAAGGAGGGCGCCCTTGCCTCCGATACACACATCTCTCAGATTCTGGATCTTGGTGGAAGTGGAACCTGTACATTGGAAACCACCGCAGGCACTGTCCAGGCGTATTGTAAAGTCACTCACCTCCTTGATCCCACCCGGAGTCTTCAGAACTATTACACCAATGCGGAGAAGGGTCAGAAGAGACGTGAGAAGAAGCTCGAGAATCCCACAAACCAAGCATACATAGACGGTCTTGCAAACTATTTGCTGGGACAGCTCCGTGAAAGGGGCATTTCTCCTCACTTCTGTCTCTCTTACGGCGCCTACAAGGCGTCAGCCGGCACGTATCGTTACAACATCACAGAAGACTACGAGTCGTATCGTAAGTATCGTGTTTTCTGGGAGCGGAGACGCGCTGGGCTGTTCGCCCTCCATGTTCCGGATGGATCCGTTGAAACTACGCCGACCTCATCTCTCCGATCATCCACCTTTTCCTATGACACAACTCGCTCAGACAAGAGTCATGAGACACTCGGTTTGGACACAGAGATGAGTAATACAGTGACAGAGGTTGAGTTAGAGAGTGTGGATTCCTTTCCGTCAGGCTCACCGGAGGAGAATGAAGAGTCTGATGAGGACGAATCGGAGGAAGAATCTGAGGAGGAGATCTTTGCCGAGTTCAAGGACTATCCTGTTCTCTTAATCTTCCAGGAGCGGATGGAAGGAGTATTAGATGATTTGTTAGAGGATGAAGATGCGGTGGGTGCATCCATTGGCTCCGATGCCTGGGAGCAGCGCTGGACTGCGTGGATCTTTCAAATCATCGCTGCTCTATGTGCTGCACAGGGGGCACTCGGGTTCACACACAATGATCTTCACACGAACAACATTGTCTGGACAAAGACCGAGGAGGAGTTTCTTTCCTATGTGGCACGGGACGGAACTGTTTGGCGTGTGCCGACATTCGGTCGCATCTTCCGTATTATTGACTTCGGTCGCGCCATTTACCGTGTTGGGGAGAAGTGGTTTGTGAGCGACGATTATGCGCCAGGCGGGGATGCGGCGGGGCAGTACAATCTGGCTCTCTTACGTCCAAATCCGTCCTTTGATCTGTGCCGCTTGGCAGTAAGTCTTATTGACACGATTTTCCCTGAGCCTCCCGTGGAACGCTTGGACGGCCAGTTACTCAGTGAGGAGAAGGGCTGGAAGGTGTTTGAGACAGAATCGGCGCTCTGGAATCTTCTTTGGAGTTGGTTGATTGATGAGGATGGACGCAATGTTCTGCGCGAGGAGGATGGAGAGGAGCGGTATCCTGACTTTGACTTGTATCAGCAGATTTCTGGACATGTGGTGAGCGCTAAGCCTCAGGAGCAGATCCGTCAAGCCCTTTTTAACACGTATTGCGTCAGCCGTGAATCCGTTGGAAAAGTGTATCCGCTCTTTTGTTAGTGGTCTAAACTACTTGATATAAGTGTAGGTAAATGCCAACACATACGTTTAACACTGAGCTGTTACACGCATGGGTTGAGATGTGTAATAAGGAAGGTCGCATTAAGCGAGGGGAGGAGACAGCAACGGTGGAGGAGTTTATTGCACTGCAGGCACTTATTGCCTCTACGCTCGCAGTACTTGTTCAGACGAGTACTGTGAGTGAAGTTGAAGCAGAGGATCCTTTGGACTAAAACCTGGCAGGGCCTGTCTGAAGTTCAACGTCAGAGCCGCCACCACTAAATGTCGGAGCCTTGGTGGTCACAGACTTAACAGCCTCCTGGCCGGCTGTAACCCATGACTGAACCGACTCCGGGAGGAACATATAGACAATAGCTGCCAAGAAGGCGCCAATGAAGAAGTCACGAATCACGGGCTTGATTTGAAAGCCGGGCTCTTGATCTTTTGACATCAGTTGTTGGCCGGCGCTCAGAGAGGCAACGATGGTACCGCCGATGCCGATGGCGATCCAGAACCCGGACTGGGAGGCGAGGGTCGTGTCCATTCTATGGCGCAGCGGTTTTGTTAGAGGAAGGTTTAGGCCGCGGCTGCGTCTTCTGCCTTAGGCAAGAGTCTCAAAAGCGATAGGCGACTCACGCCCCACAGTTAAGTCCTCATCCGCATCCATCGCCAAGACTTCATCCATAATTTTGATAGAGTCTATATCCTCTTCATCCTCCTGATCCTCAGGGGGGCGATTCTCAGCCTCTGCGAAAGGGATATCCTGTATCTCATTCGCCTCAAGACTGTTGGAGTCAAACATGACGTGTTCTTGGGAAAATGTAACAGAGGGTTTAGTGTCAATATAAATCATCGGAGGACCCGTCTCCTTAGGCTTGGCTTCCAGAGGCTCGGCCTCCTTAGGGTTGGCTTCTACAGGCTTGGCCTCCTTAGGCTTGGCCTCTTTAGGCTTGTCCTCCTCAGGCTTGGCCTCCTCAGGCTTGGCCTCTTTAGGCTTGTCCTCCTCCACAGGCTTGGCTTCCTCAGGCTTGGCTTCCTCAGGCTTGGCTTCCTCAGGCTTTGCTTCAACCACGACAGGCTCAGCCTTAGTCTCAGCCTTAGTCTCAGCCTCAGTCTCATCATCATCTCCGTCATCGTGGAGATACTCGCGTAGGATATTCTTGACCGGGAGAAGTCCACGAATCGCCTGAAGCACAGAGTCTTGGAGAAGAGCCGAGACTTGGCGCAGATTCTTCTGCTTCTCGATGCTGTTAGACTCCGTAAAGAGATACGCGTTCGTCCATAAGCTCCGAGCCGCTTCGGAGAGAAGACGGTGTAAGAAATGATCAAGCTTCGGGATTGTGATCTGAAGTTTCCTCTGTTTCGTTGACATGCGAATCGCCGATAGAACCTTTGTATGGGCGATAAACACAGCTGTGAGCAGCTCCTCCAGATAATCACACTTACAATCCTTTTGTAAGAGATCGGTTTCCCGAACAACCTTGTCCTGGTTCCAGTCGGGAATCGCGGCAAGCAGACTCTGGAATGTCCATAAAACTTTCTGGGGGCTTGGCGATTCTACACGAGCCTGTTCCAAGAGTCCAAGGACGTAAGACTCCAAAACCGGAACTAAAAAGACAGAGAGCTGTCGGGTATACTCTCCCTTCGCTTCACCATATACGGAAATCTCTGGAGTGTCCATCTAGAGTTTGCCCGGCGGAGGTTTGGATGCCTGGAGACGCAGTGAATAGAGTTGAGCCCACGCAGACGATCCGCTGCCAACAGCTCTGAGAGCCATGAGAGCCTCAGCCCACTTATCGCCATGAAGCATTTCTTGAATTTCCAAAGTCGGATTCTGTGCTGCCAAGAAGGCGTCTGACACTGTGGCAGTAAGGTGCTGAGATGGCTGAGGAGGCATTTGAGCCTGCTGAGCTGTACGTCGAAAACTGACCCGTGATGGACACTGCTTCCATTCACACCGGGACTGAATTGCCGGCGTTATACGTTGCGGATCACGACACTCTAACACACACTGAACTGCTGGCGAGACCGTTTCCAGAATCCGCCGCAAAAACGCCTGCGCCTCTGAGGTCAGGTCATCCGCTCCTTCAATCCAGACAAAGAGTGGCTCCTGTGACCTAACCTGTTGGTGTAGAGTCTCACGTCCCTCTCGCAGACTTCTATCAGTGCGGGCGTTCCAATGATATAAGCGAACCTTTGCCGCTTTTGCGTGAGATAGAATCCAGGTTGTTTTCCCACACCCTGGAGGTCCATAAAGTAGCCACGCTGGCTGAGGCATTGTAAAAGGATAGGTTGTGAGCCTTAGGTCTTGTGGCCTTGAGGCCTTTTGGCCTTGAGGCCTCAGCCTTGAGGCGCAAACAGTTCCGGCCGCGCCTGGCGTAGCTGGTCAGCGAGGCGTTGGTCAGACTCTGCGTTCTTCTGGATGGACTGGACTAACGGATTGGAGTCCAAGTTGCTGAGGATTTCGCGCTGGTTCCGTTCAGCGGCCACATCCAGCTTGAGAGGAACACGGTAGCGAACACGGCCAATATCCGCCGCACCTGGTCCAAGGTCTATAGCCCGATTCACGGCTGGCGCACGGTCATTAATAATATCCGTGTCCATCTTCCGGTAGGTCACATTCGGCTCATCACCTTGGAAAATCTGGATATTGCCTCCCGCCGGCTTACGGCCACGAGCAATCTGCTCCTTGCTCGGGTTGAGCCGCATGTTATAGGCCGCACCGTGGCTTGTAAAGCGCTCATGCGCCGCCTTTGCGCCACCTGTGTATCCAGACTTGGCGATCAACTGCGCCTTCTGTGTCGGGCGAGCGATATCTTCAGGGTCGTAGACTGTGGGCTTTGCTGGGCCATCCGCCGGCGCGGCAATGCCAAAGCGATCCAGACGAATGGTGCCCTCACGAATCGTGGTGCGTGCGATATCATTCGGATCCCAGACTGTGATCGCAGGCGCACCGGCCGCATAGCCGGTGGCATTGCCGGATTGGTTAGGCGCACCGATCGTCTCACCACGGCGTGTGGGACGGCTCTCATCCTCAAAGTGGGTTGTGACCGCCCCTGCCTCTGCCGGGCTCAAGTTCAGTCCCATGCCACGCTCGCTCGTGAAGGAGCGCTCATTCGGCTGAAACTCATAAGTGGAGGCGCCGTGGTCATCTGCTGCGCCTGTATAGGCCGAGCCATCTGCGTTACGATAGCCTGCGCCGCCGAACTGAGTAGTCGCCGGCGCCTTGTAGCTTCCAACCACGTAGCTCAAGCCAAAGTCTTGACTGGCTCCCGCACCAGTATAGGCCACGCTTGTCTCAGGACGTTTGACCGCCGGCATGATTTGAATAGGACGGGACTGCTCCTTTGTAAACCCTTCCTGTCCCGCAGCGCCAAACCGCTTGCCCGTATCATCAATGTAAAAAGCATCGGGGCGATACTTGCGGACTTCACCAGGTGACTCTGCCGACTTTCCAACGAACTGTTGTCCTTGTACAACGGGCATATTGTAGGACAGCTTGGGGTTATCAGCGGTGCGGAGATCATCCGTGCGGCGAAGACTCTTCTGGACAATCTCATTCACCTCGAGCTGCTGAAAACCGCCCTTGCCTGTGGACGAGAAGCCCTCTCCCACACCCGGAGCAACCTTTACGGGCTCGAAGGGGCGTTCTCCGCCACGGTTGCGGGGGTCATTCACACGACTCTGGACAAAATCCGTAGAGTTTTCCATTCCGTAGACATTGCCAAAAGGGGTTTGAGTATTGTCAAACATAGGTTCAATCTCCTTCTTACGAATTTGGAGGGTCTGGCTGCCTGTATATTTATCAAGATAGCTCGTATTCGCATTCGGATCCATATTCTGGCGAACACGACTGCCAAAGAACGGCTGCATGTTATTATGGGTAAACTCAGCGGGTGAGAGATTCTGCCCTGAGAGAGCGCTTGTGACTGTCTCTTGGGCAAAGTCTGAGTAACTTTCCGAACCGGCGGGGAGCATGCGAACCTGCGGCGTGGCGGAGGCGACCGGTTGGGCAACGGGATAGCGAACGGACGCCGGGTTTGGCTCAGCAGGTGGAAGGGCACCACCCTCCAAACCCGAGTAACGCAGATCGAGCTGGGGGTTAGATCCGCGTAGGCTCGTTTTAGGGGCGGCGGGATTGG